AATCCTCGTCTATTTGCTGTCGCTACCCGACGACGCCACGGTCGACCGGGCGAAGCTGGCCGCCGCGGCGAGGGACGGCGAGGACTCGGTCCGGACCGGTCTCCAGGAGCTCGCCGCCGCCGGCTACCTCGTCCACCGGAGGGTTCAGAACGAGCGTGGCCGGTGGCTCACCGAAGCGGTCATCTACGAGTCGCCGAGACGGGCCAGAACCGATGGTGGGAAAACCTCCGCCGGTACCGGGGAAACCGGTGGAGGAAAATCCCCCAGTAGGTCTTCGACCTTCAAAGACCAAAGAGGGGCCGCCGACCGGACCCCTGCGGGGTCGTCGGCCCCTCCGAAGTACCACTGCGCGGCCTGCGGAGCGGAGAGCGAGTACATGCGAGCCGACGGGACGTGGCTCTGCGACGACCACCGGGGCCTGAAGGTCGTGAGCGGCCATGCCCAAGGGTGAGCACTTCGACCGGGCCGGCTGGCGGGTCACCCGCTTGTGGGTCGAACGGTCATCCGATGGCCGCCGCCTCGACTACGCCGATACCGAAGACTTCTCCGACATCAAAGACGCGTGGGCTCGATATCACGAGCAATGCATTCGCTCCGGGCAAGTCGATCTCTATGACGTCGCTCGAGGCGCCGTGATCGCATCCAACACGTGGCCCGACGGCTGGAGGCCGGGGGTCCGACACGAGCAAAGGAGACTCACCACCGATGGCTGACACCGACCAGGAGCACCTGCCCGGCACCGACTACGCCAAGGTCAAGTTCGTCGGGATGGCCTGGGAGCTCGTCGACGTCCCCGAACTCCGGGACGAGATCACCTTCAAGGTCACCGGCACCGTCGTGGCCATCGGCGAGGAGGTCATGAAAGACGACGTCCGCAAGGTCGCCAAGGTCAAGGTCACCTCAGTGGTCGAAGCATGACCGCCGGTGTCGCCCTGGCCGTCGGGGCCATCCTCGGCTGGCTGCTCTGCCGGGCAGGTCTCGGATGAACGGCAACGGCAACGGCCAAGACGTCCCGATGATCCCGATCGGCAAGGTCCCGTCGCTGTTCATCGTCCAGCAGGTCCCCGGCCCCGAAGGCCCCCAGGTCCTCCTCGTCGTATCGACCCCGACCGGGCAGGCCTGCTACGTGCTCGACCCCGACTGCGCGATCCAGACCGGCCAGAACCTCCGAGAGGCCGGCCTTGCTCGCCTTGCCGGCCTGATCGTCCCCGGCCCATGAGACCCCAGCGACCCTGCCTCGGCTGCGACGCCCTCACCCGCAACCCCGCCGGCCGCTGCCGGGTCTGCCAGCAGCGCAAGGACCGGGCCCGCAACCAGCTCCCCCACCGCCAGGCCTACACCGACGCCGACTACCGAAGCGCACGGCGAGACGCCCGAGCAGGCCGCTACGGACCGTGCGTCGACTGCCTCGCCGAAGGTGTCACGAACTACGACGACCTCACCCTCGACCACGTCCAGCCGCTCATCCTCGGCGGCCGCAACCACCCGTCGAACTGGGTTGTCCGCTGCCGCTCCCACAACTCGAGCAAAGGCGCCAACGTCCGATGAGTGAGGAGTCGTGGCTCACCCTCGTCCTGGCCCTCAGTGCCGCCGTGGTTGGCGAGGCGCTCTGGCTCTGGTGGCTCCTCCTCCGATGAGCCCGCTCCTGAACTACACCACCACCGTGGCCGTCGGCCGCACCATCGGCCAGATCCAAGGGCTCCTCGTCGAGGCCGGCGCCCGCCAGGTCATGACCGAGTACGACGACGTCGGCCGGGCCATGGGCATCGCCTTCGCCGTCCAGACCGCCCACGGTCCCCGCACCTTCGTCCTGCCCGTCAACAGCGGCCGCGTCGAGGCTGTGCTCAAGCGGGACAAAGTGCCTGCCCGCTACGCCACACCCGAGCACGCCGAGCGGGTGGCCTGGCGGATCGTCAAGGACTGGGTCGAAGCCCAGCTCGCCATCATCCGCACCGAGATGGTCACGCTCGACCAGGTCATGCTGCCGTACATGCGAGGCGACAACGGCCGGACCATCTATGAGCTCTACGTCGACCGGCAGCTCGCCCTCCCGGCTGGAAGCGACTGATGACCCGGCAGCAGACGGGTATGGGGGTCGAAACTCGCCAGGCCACGGCCCCCGGTTCACCCCACGTTTCCGAAGTTTTGGATACAACGAAATTTGGCCGGGGTGGCGCCTGATATGGACCGGAACGACACTCGTCGGCTCGGAAACGCCGCGAAGCGGGTGGAGAACCCGACGAAGGGTCCTTGGGTGCGGTGGCGGACGAGGTCGCGGGCGGCCCGGGCGATCCGGTTCATCGAGTCGTTCTGCCGGCCGGGGAAGGGCTACGGCGCCGGGCAGCCGTTGAAGCTGGCGCCGTTCCAGAAGGAGCGTGTCGAGGAGTGGCTCGAGGACGGTGTCCGGGCGGCGGCCATGTCGGTGGCCCGAGGCAACGGGAAGAGCACGTTTTTGGCGGCGCTGGGGACGTGGGCGCTGTTCGACCCTGATTCGGAGTCGGGGACGCCGCAGGTTCCGGTGGTGGCGACGACGCTGATGCAGGCGTTCCGGGCGGTGTACGGGGTGGCGCTGGAGATGATCCAGGGCGACGACGACCTGTTCGACCGGGCGGCGATCTTCTCGGGAATCGGGACGCAGCGGGTGTGGGTGCCGTCGACCGGCGGCGAGATGTTCCCGATCGCCTCCGGGCCGGACGGGCTGCAGGGTCTCGACCCGAGCCTGGCGATCTGCGACGAGTGCGGGTTCCTGCCGGCGGAGTCGTGGAACGCGCTGTTGCTCGCGTCGGGGAAGCGGCCCCGGTCGTTGGTGGTGGGGATCGGGACGCCCGGTTACGACCAGGACAACACGCTGTGGATGCTGCGGCAGCGATCACGGGCCGGGGAGCTCCCCCGGTCGGTGCGCTTCACCGAGTACGCCGCCGACGACGGCTGTTCAGTGACCGACCCGGTGCAGTGGCGGAAGGCGAACCCGGCGTTGGCCGCCGGCTACCTCGACGAATGGGCGATGGAAACCGCCCTCGCTGCGGCCCGATCGGAGTCAGACTTTCGGATCTTCAAGCTGGGCCAGTGGGTCTCGGGTGTGGAGTGCTGGCTCGGCGACGACGGCCGGGGGATCTGGGGCGCGCTGGCCGACCCGTACGAGCTCGTGGCCGGCGCAGCGACATGGGTCGGGGTCGACGTCGGGATCAAGCGGGACTCGACCGCGGTCGTCGTCGGCCAGCACCGCCCCGACGGCCGCCTCCACGCCCAGGCCCGGCTGTGGATCCCGACGGCCGACGAACCAGTCGATGTCACCGACGTGATGCACCACCTCCGCCAGCTCGACCAAGACTACGACCTCCAGGCCGTGGCCTACGACGCGCGGTTCTTCGACGTGCCGGCCAAGATGCTCGAGGACGAAGGCCTACCGATGGTGGAGATCCCCCAGACCGTGGAGCGCATGACGCCGGCGGTCGGGTCGCTGTACGAGGTGATCCGCCGTGGCGAGCTGTCCCACGACGGCGACCCGGCGTTCGACGCCCAGGTCCTCAACGCCGTCGCCCGTTACAACGAGCGGGGCTTCACCCTGGCCAAGGCGAAGAGCCGGGGCCGGATCGACGCCACCGTGGCAATGGCCCTCATGGTCGACCTTGCTTTGCGGTTCGAGAAGGCTACCGAGCCCGTCCCGCAGGTGTTCTTCGGATGACCAACCCCGAACACTCCGCCGAATTAGTGCGGCTCCGACGGCACCTCATCGAGCGCCACGGCTACACCGATGCCTACTTCGACGAGGAGCATCTCCATGGCCGGATCGGGGATGACCTGGGCGCCCTCCGCTGGCTCCACGCACCCCACCTGAAGGCCAGGGAGTACCCGAACGGATGTGAGCGGATATGACCGACCAGCACGCCGAGTACGTCGTCCCGCCCAAGGGCGACAGGCCCCGCAAGATCGTCGTCTGTAGCCCCGACCAGTATCGAGACGTTCACGAGGCCGTGATGAAGCTCGGCCACGGAGACGTGCTGGTCAGAGCCAGTACTTACGTGGAGTGCGGGCGGGTCTACATCATCGACAACGACGCCGCAGGACTACCTCCGACTCCCTTGCGCTTCGAGGCTGACGTCTGGTCTTGGGGGCGACTGATCGACGGGAGGATTGGCGATGCCGAGGACGCCTGAGCCCCCGGAGATCCCGCCCGCCATGTGTTCGTTCACCTGCGACTGGGGCGACTGCGAGGAGGAGACGACGGCCTGGCGGTGGTCCGGTCAGCGGCTCAACGAGTCGCCTCTCGGCTGGCTCCCGGTGTGCGCCAAGCACGCCGCTTCGGCCGACGCCGTGATAGCGCATAACGACGGTCCCGAGGTGAAGCAATGAGCGCCTCGGACTGGTTTTGGGCTGGGTGGCTCGGCGGGATGCTCTACGCCTGGCTCATGATGAGACGCCCCGCACAGCGCGACGGGCCCGAGGAGGCGTGATGCTCTGTCCCCACTGTCACCACGACCTCCGAGCCCACCGTCGCCAGCGACCCGTCCACGACCGGATCATGTGGTTCCGCTGCACCTGTGGTTGCCAAGTCGACGGGACGCTCAGGACCGCACTAACCGACGGGGGTGACGGCGCATGAACTGGCCGCTGGTCAGGCCCACCGTGACCGACTTCAACGGCGCTCGGGCCATGGTGGCGGTCCCTTGCGAGGACGGTCGAACCTGCATGATCGAGTTCGAGTACGACCGGCAGAAGCGGGCGTGGGCGCTGTTCATCGCCGAGGAGGTTCTGAAGGAATCGCCTCAGGGAGTCCACGCCGCCGTGGGCCTGGCCCTCATGGCGCTGGCCGAACACATCGACGGCCCCGAGGAGGCGACGTGATCCCTGTCGAGCACATCGTGGCCGTGATCCTCGGCCAGCAGGACGGGCGGATGTTCGTCTCCGACGCCGCCCTCGAAGCCGTCCAGTCGATGGGCCTCCGGGTCGAACGTGACGACGCCAGGGGCGGCTACGTCGTCAGCCTCGAACCCGCACAGCGCGACGGCTCGGGCGCCGCTGGGACAATGGAGCCATGACGAACGAGCGCCCCATCGAGGGGCACCTGCTGGAGATGGGGTTCGATCCGGCACGCCTCTCCGACGAAGATCGGAAGGCTATCGCCGAGGTCATAACCGACGCCCTCCTGATGGGTGACGGCTGGCTCCAACGCACCGCCGAGCGCCGCCTCCAGCGATGCGACCCGACGACGGTCCAGATAGTGCATAACGACGGATCAGGGTGCGGCCCGGCCAGCTAGCAAAACGCTGCCTCTTGCAAGCGAACACACATTCGTGTAATTCTCACGCGCAGTGGTGCGATCCTCGCTGGCTGAGCTGATCGAGGCCCTCGGCGCCGTCCTGGTCGTGGCAGGCCTCGTGTTCTGGTCGCTGCCCCTCGCCCTGATCACCGCCGGCTGCTTCCTGGTGATCGTGGCGAACGCACCCGGTGCGGCCCGCCCCGATCCCCAGACCTCGGGTCGGGGTGGGCCCCCGGTTGAGACCCGCCGGTGACCATCCTCGCCCGCTACCGCGAGCAGCGCGCCAACATCGAATCGCCCGGCGTTCCGCTGACGTCCCAGGTCCTCGTCGACCTGTTCAGTCGCAAGGTCCGGTCGGGTGTGTCGGTAACCGAAGAGACGTCGCTCACGATCCCGGCCGTCAAACGGGCCGTCGATCTCATTGCCGGGACGACCGCCGGCCTGCCGCTCAAGACGTACCGCAACGAGCCGGACGGCACCCGGGTCGAGATCCGCAACACGCTGCTCGAGCTGCCGTACCCGGACGTTGTCCCGTTCGTGTTCTGGGAGCTCGTCCTCACCGACGCCCTGCTGTGGAGCAACAGCTACCTGTACAAGGTCCTCGACGAGGCCGGCACCGGGATAGCCAAGCTGCTCCGCATCCCGCCGTGGGAAGTCCAGGTCGACCGGGACGAGTCGACCAGGCTGAACCCGTCGGGCAAGCGGTTCCGGGTCGGCGGGAACCGGTTCACCCCGGTCGAGATCATGCACATCCCCGGCCAGGGCACCGACGGGATCCGGGGCCTGTCGCGGATCGGCCTCGGCGCGGAGGCGCTGGGCGTGGCGCTGGCCGCCGAACAGACCGCGGCGAGCATGTTCGGCGACGGCCTCCTCTTCGCCGGAATCCTCCACACCGACCAGGACCTGAACCTGGATCAGGCCAAGGGGATCGCGGCGATGTTCCGCGAGTTCCTCCGTGGCGACGTCGGCGCCAAGATCCCCGTGCTCGGGAAGGGGACCGGGTTCGACAAGATGTCGATGGCGGCCGACGAGGCGCAGATGCTCGAGACCCGCTCATGGCAGGTGCTCGAGGTCGCCCGCCTGTTCGGGATCCCGCCGCCGCTGCTGATGGACCCGGGCGCGACGTCGAACTACGGCACCGGCCTCGAGCAGCAAATGCTCTTCTTCCTGGTGACGACGCTCAACGGGTGGCTGACCCGCACCGAGCAGATCGCCGGGTTGCACCTCACGCCGCGGGGCCAGTTCTGCGAGTGGACCCGCGCCGGCCTGCTGCAGGCCGACACAGCGGTCCGTTACGAGGCCTACGCCAAGGGGATCCAGTTCGGCTGGTTGTCACCCGCTGACGTCCGCCGGTTCGAGAATCTGCCGGTCGACGACTCGGCCCTCGAGGAGTTCCTCCGCCCGGTGAACATGGCCGCCGCCGGCGGCGTCACCCCGTCGCTCAAGGAGAAGGTCGACGCGGTCGGGACGCTGGTCCGGTCCGGGTTCGACCCGGCGTCGGCGCTCGAGGCGCTCGGCCTGCCGGCCATCGATCATCTCGGCCTGTTGCCCGTCACCCTCCAGAAGGAAGAGGTTTTCGAGGCGGACGCCGAGGCAGCCCAGGACCAGGCCGACGGCGCCGACGACGAGGACCAGGCCGACGACGAGGACGACCCGGCCGCCGCCGACGTGCAGCTCGAGGAGGAAGGGGCGACCGTTGGAAACTGAACGTCGCGGGTATGCCCTCGCCGGCTCTGTGATTCTGCGGTCGAAGGACGGCGGCGCGATCCGGTTCGAGGGTCATGCCGCCGTGTTCGATCAGCGGACCTGGATCGGCGACCCGCAGAAGCGCTGGGGCTGGTGGGAACAGGTCGCGCCCGGGGCGTTCAGCCGGGCCGTCGCCGAAGACGACGTCGTGTTCCTCTACAACCACAACGACGACACGGTGATGGCCCGCACAACGTCGGGGACGCTCAAGCTCGACGAGGACAAGGTCGGCCTGCGGGTCAAGGCGGAGCTCGACTCAGCCGACACCGACGTCGCCCGCCTCGTCCCCAAGCTCGAGCGGGGCGACGTGTCGAAGATGTCCTTCGCGTTCTCGGTGTCGAAGGAGACGTGGGAGATCCTCGACGACGGCGACGAGCTCCGCACCATCGAGGCCGTCGACCCGTTGTGGGACGTGTCCGCCGTGACGTTCCCCGCCTACGACGGGACCGACGCCGCGCTCCGGGCGATGGCTGAAGCCCGCCGGTCCAACCAGATCCACAGTCGGCTGCTCGCCGTTCGGCGGCGGCTCGCTTCACTGAAGGAGGAAAGCTAATGCCGCCCACGCTCGATGAACTGCGCGAGCAGCGCAACGAAGCAGCGACGAAGGCCGACGAGATCGCCAAGCGCGACGACGTCACCCAGGCCGAGCTCGACCAGGCCGACGAGCTCCTGAACACCGTCGAGAACCTCGAGAAGCGGATCAAGGTCCTCGAGAAGAACGACGCGGTCCAGGCCCGCCAGAAAGAGCCGCGGCCCGACCCCGACCTCGGCCTCGGCACCGGCGCCGGCGGGAAGGACGACCGGTCCCAGGCCGCCTACGACAAGGCCTTCAGGAAGTTCCTCCGCGGCGGGACCCGCAACCTGAACCCCCGCGAGTTCGAAACGCTACAGACCGGATTCCAGGACCTGTCGGGCGAGGCCCGGGCGCTCGGCACAACCACGGGCGGCGCCGGCGGCTACACGATCCCGGCGGAGTTCCAGCGCAAGATCACCGAGACGATGAAGACGTTCGGCGGGATGCGCCAGGTCGCCAACGTCATCACCACCGAGACCGGCGCGACTCTCCCCTGGCCCGGCAACAACGACACAGCGAACCTCGGCGCGATCCTCGATGAGAACACGGCCATGTCCGAGCTCGACGTGGCGTTCACAACGAACAGCCTCGGCGCGTTCATGTACGTGTCCGGCATGGTGCGGGTCAGCTACCAGCTCTTGCAGGACACGTTCTTCGACCTCGAGGCGTTCCTGGCCCGCAAGCTGGGCCAGCGGATCGGCCGGATCCAGAACCGCCACTTCACCATCGGGGTCGACACCACCCAGCCGCAGGGGCTCGTTGTCGGAGGCACGTCGGCCCTCACCGCCGCGTCGGCCACGGCCGTCACCCTGGCCGAGCTCATGGCCCTCAAGCAGGCGGTCGACCCGGCCTACCGCGA